CGTTGTTACGATATTTTGCAACAATACGATAGGGAACTTCTGATACATCAAATACAAGAAATGCAGAATAGTCTTGTTCCGTTCCTCTTGCAACATCACACACAATAGTGTATAACCTATCTTTCTCTGGTTTCTTATATAACTCTAACCCAGCATTACGTTGTATGGGTTCGTCAAATACCATAGATTTAATCTTTGTTGGGTGAATAAGGGTATTGATAGACCCTAAGAATTCACACTCAAATTCACGATTAAATTGTTCTTGAGAGGTGTTTGCAATAGTCTCTTCTTTCCACTTCTCATCACGGCCAGGGATTTCACTCCAGTGAACATCAATTGGATTATAAGAGTTTTTACCACTCTCTGCATCTGACCAAAGTTTATAGAAAAGATTCATACCGTTTGGTGTTGATACGATAACAACCTTAGTATTCTTACCAGATGAAATTGTAGGATACACAGAACTAAAGAAATCCTCTGCGACATTGTGAGGTACGAAAGCGAACTCATCTAGGAAAATCATATTGTAAGAACCACCACGAACTGCACTTGAAGATGTAGATGATGCAACAATACGAGAACCATTCTCTAAGTCCAGAGAACCCTTATTCCAAGACATTACTCCTTGTTGTAACCACTTGGGTAGGTTTTCATATGCAAGTTGTAATCTGGAAAGAATATCTCTTGCAGTTGCAGCTTTGTTTGCAAGTATCGCTACTCTCATCTGTTCGTTGAATAGAACATAATGTAAGATATAAGATATAATTGTAGTTGTCTTACCAGATTGTCTGGGAAGTTTACATATAGTAAAACGATTGTTATGAATCGTTCCTAGTATTTCTTTTTGAAATGGATATACATCAAAAGGAACAAGACCCTCATCCAGAGATACAATCTTAATGTATTTCTGACAAAAATACAGAGGGTCTTGCATACACTTTTGGTATTCAAGAATTTGGTCTTTAGTCCATTCTACTTGGACGTTTGCTTTTTTTAGAAGTGGATTACCAAGGTAATGATTAATATCTGTCATAACAGATATATTTATTCCTCATATCTTTTCGCAGAATCTTCTAAACCCTTTTTGTATGCAGCTTTTACTTCATCTGTGTGAAACTGTGCAACCATCGCTTTTACATCTGCACTTTCCTTAGATGAATCTGAGTCTGGTGCAACAACATGACGTTGGAAACTTCTTGAAATTTCTACACCATCTTCTTCAATAATAGTAGCAGTTCTCACTTGAATCATTTTGTGAGGGCCCACTATCTCGATTTTATCTTGTTCTGTACGTTTTGTAATCGCCATTATTTTTCTCCTTTTGTCCGCCCCTAGAATCCACTAGAGGTATAAAGTTATTTACTATGGTGCTAGTTCTGTAACAGTTATAAATGATTGATAACCAGAATCCCCAAAACCACTTGGAGATTTGCCAATGTAAAAGTTATTTGAATTACCGCCGTCTTGACTAACGAAAGCACCTACATTTATTACTGTTCCAGCGGCTTGACTTGGTGAAAACATATCCTCAGTAAATACTGTTGTGCCTGGATGATATCTATACATATAGTTCGCACTACCACCAATAGCATCAGAAGAATAAAATGCACGACTTGTTGAGCCTGAAAATGTAATGTTTTCTCTAGAAAATGGTGAGGTAGATATTGCAGTATAATCAGTAGATGTTGTACTTGCACTACCAGTTTTAAATCCCAAACCAATAGCATGGTCAGAGTCTATATTCCAAGGACTATCACTATTATGAGAACCAACAGTGTAAATACCAGTACTATATCTAACTAAAAATGAACTATTTGCAAATTTACTTGTTATAGCAACATTTAAATGTCTAGCGGTTTGGTTACCACTCATAACTAAACCAGCAGTATCTTTAACAATAACAGTTTGTAGATGAGTACCAGTAGGAAATACTACATTAGCCCCAAGTGTACCAGCGGTTATATTACCAAAACTAGCGTTACCAGTAACACCAAGAGTTCCAGATGCAGTGATGTTTGTTCCACTAATAGTTCCACCACCAACAATATTATTACTTACAGTAATATTACCAGAACCAGTTCTTGTTTGTATCGTATCTACTTTAATTGTTGACATACTTTTATCCTATCTAGGCCAATAAATGAATTGAAGCTTGACTTTCTGCACCAACATGAATTTTTCCATGTGTAACATTAAAAGTAAGTACATCATTTGCACTTGCTTGAATTATACCACCAGTTGATAACATTCCATCATATATTGAGGAGCCAGAATCATGACCATTATCATATGCTACCAACATTTCTGTACCATTTTTTTTCCATGAAGTTCGACATAACTCAGATGCTCCAGCATTATTGTCTATTAAACAAAATGCAAGACACAAATAATATCCAGTAATCGGACAAGTAAAGTTACCGTTGCTATTATTAAAATGATTTCCATTATTATGACTAACTGTATTCCAGTAGATAGCACCAATTGAAGTATATCCATCACTGTCTTGTGGTCTTGGTTCTCTTCCAGCAAAACTTGGTGTATTTGGCATTGACACTAAACCAGCTTGGGTTATTGTCATTGGTGTGACAAATCCACTTGCTCTATCATCATTACAAGTTAGAATGTTAAAATCTCCACCACTATTCTGTAATCCCCAGAACTGGTCATTTGCACTTGCGTCTGTATCTTGCAACATGATTTGTGTGTTACCAGTTGATTTGAAAACAGATGCGTTTGCGTGTGTTGTTGTTGTTACTGTATGAGCAGCTGATGATGTGACACCACCAGTAAGAGTTGATGCACCAGTGACAGAAACAGTTCCAGGCACCACAAGATTATGACCAGACCCTAGACTTACGTTTCCAGAACCAGATACGTTCTCAATGGTATCTACTTTAATCTTGGATGTCATTTAACTTTCCTTATTTCGCTAATTCTTTTTCAGCATTATCAGATACATTCTTTGCAGTGTCAACAACTTTTAGTTCATATGCTTGAGCGACTTGTGCATCAGAACCAGTTGCAATTGAAATACCCTTTGCATTACAATGTTCAACTAATTTTGCAATAATCTCTTCTTGTGCAATACGAGCACGATTGTGAATTGCATTATCACACCAATCTTGTACTGATGTAGCGGCATATTCAAGACACTTCACTTGTGTGTCTGATACTGTCACTTTAATTTCTGCCATTTTATATTCTCCTATTTAATTTAAATTATTTATCCGATTAAAAATCCAGTGAAACTTGATTCTGACCCAACGTGCCAACCAGTTATACCAGTGTAAACTTCAATATAATCACCTGCTGCCGCTGTTACTACTGCTGAACCAGCGGTTTGAATATAACCAGTAATGGCACCCCCCTCAGCATAAGCATACTCACCCACACCACTGCCATTTTTTCTTAGGTAAGCAGACCCATTATTATTATAACTATCGTCATACAAAACAGAAAAAGCAATGTAATACAAACCAGCTATAGGAGCAGTAAATCTTCCATTACTTGTATTGTAATGACTGCCATTATTGACTGTAGCACTACCAAAAACTAGAGTTCCAGTTCCAGATGTTCCAGCAGAAGACGCAGAATTAGACAAGCCTTTAGCATGAAACGCTGGCACATTAGGAGTTGTTATATGACCATCACGATTGATTCTCATTGTTTCTGTTTGATTATTAGAAGCTGAATTATTGTTGGTGCTAAAAACTAAATCGCCACCCCAATTGGAGCCTGTTCTTGTGCTTGCAATAGAACCAGTTATCCAATCATATCCATCATCATACTGTCCAAATTCTAATCTAGCACCAGCACCTTGAGAATTACTTGAGGAGTATCCAGCATTTCCATGAGTGGTTATTCTCATAGCAGGAGCGATTGAACTATTTACATGAGGTACTATTACACTTGTAGGAACTCTACCAGATGAATAACCCATTATTGTTCTATTATTAGATGCATCTACTTTCAGTGTCGTGGTATCAACTGTAAGGTCACCACCTAATGTGGTTGCACCACTTACAACATTAAATGCATCACCAGATTCAATCTTGACTGTGTTTGCATCTCCACCAGATGTAAGTCCTGCTATTGTTGTTACTGAAATCTTACTCATGTCTATACCACCGAAAGTTCACCGTTAATTGTAAGTGTTGTTCCACTTGCAATCGTTAACGGCCCAGCTGCTAATCCATTGTTATTTGCATCAATAGTTACACTGGTGTTTAGTTCGTTTTCATGGACACGAATAATATCTCCAGCACCACCAGATGTTTCTCCAAGAAACTTACCACCACCTAAACCAGATGCACTTACTCTTTTAAATGCAGTTGCAGAGGCGTCAAAAACAATCAGTGTATCACCAGATGCAGACTTGTCCACATCAGCGTTTGCAAGTGTAGTTCCAGAACCTTCAATTGCACCATTTTTAATTTGAGTTAGTAATGCCATTTTATTTCCCTTTTAACATCTTTTGAAGTTCTGAAGTAGAACCGACAAACAATGCGTTAGTAACATTCTTAGGTGCGTTATTTGGTACTTCTTTTAACTTTTGCATTTTGAGTTGTAACTCACCCAACTTCTCTGTTACGTCTGCAACATTCTTAATCAATTGACCAGCAACCTCATAAGACCGTGGATGTTCACTTTCCTTTGCAAGTTCAAGAATACCATCTATTGCATCTTGTCCTCTTTCAACCAACTGATAGAAGTTTCTACGTTGGTACTCATAATCATTGTCTACCTCTTTTGGAACTTTGACCTCTGGTAAAGTTACTTTTGAGGTTGATGTTTCCACAACATCAGTAATACCTAAAACATTATCAAGTACGTTTATGCTGGTTTCTGAGGCCATGTGACATTCTTCAATGCACCAGTATCATCTAAAGCTGCGTCTTTACCATCATTGTGTGCTGGTAAATCACGAAGTTTTTGACGATAAGTTTTCATATTATCTGTCATAGTTACATCAGAAAGAGCTGTCCAATCTGTTTCAGCGAGTTTTGCATCCCTCTGTCTACGAAGTTCCTTCATAGGTTCAGCCGCATCCATTTCTGCCATTTTATCTGATACTTGTTTCCAAGTTACACCCCATTTTGAAGTGTCATCAGTTTCAATTCCAGAACCATTTGCATCTGCACCAGTAATCTTTCTGAACATTTCTTTAAACTCGGCTTCATTCTGAGGGTCGCCACGCATGACCCACTCAGTAATACCAAGTTCACCTAATGCCTCTGAAGCTTGATGTTTTACAGTTGCCATTTTATTTTCTCCTAATTTAATTCTTTTCTATATTTATAATTCTTTTATCCAAGTCTTATACCAAAAAAGTTAGACCCATATGCTGCACGAACTTGCCAATTACCTTGTCCGTTTCCTTGTAGTTTTAATACATCATTAGCAGCTAAAGTATAAATTCTTGAACCAACAACAGTATAATATTCATAATTACTATCTATGTTTGTAATATTATCACGCAAATCCATAATTTTTGTTGAATTTACAAAAACATAGTTTTCTTGGTATCGTGAATTTGAATTACTCGTATACGAACACCCTAAAGTAGCACATAAAAGATAATCACCAGCCTCTGTAACAGTTAATGTATCATTAGATGTATCTAAAGTCGCACCAGTTCCAATGAGACTTGAAAGGTCATAAGTGGTTGCTGACCCAGCAGAACAAGTTGTGTCTCCTACTGTAACTGCAAAGTATTTTGCTTTCATACCCAAATCTGTTATGAAACCAACTCCACCAGCAGCAGTTTGAATTGTATTTACTTTTAATGTTGAAGCCATGTTCTATTCCTTATTATGGTGCAATCTCTTGAAAAATCGTATTACCAAACGAACTCTGACCCCATTGGTCATTGACGTATACACCAGCATTACCAGTTTGTTTTCTTCCGTAAATTTTATAAGTTATCGCTGTACCAGCAGCCTGATTTGGAGAATGTAATGCTACAAATGGAATACCACCTTGTATCCAACCATTGTTACCAGAAGTATCTCTATACCTAGCAACAGCAAGTCTACATAATGCTGCACTATAACTATCTAAACTATGACGTAAATTAAAAACACCCAAACCAGAACTATCATTATTAGTTCCTACTTGAGTTTGAATATTAACAGCTACAAGTATTTTAGAGTTTGCAATTGTTGTTGTATAAGTGCCGGCAGTAACCAGTGCAACATCAGATGTTGAAGATGTAGAAGCGCCAGTAGCAAGCTGAACTTGAGCTGTGTTAACAACAGCGCCAGGGGCGGTTATTCCACCTTGGTCAGTCACTACAATTCTTCTACTAGTAGGAACTGTGATTGTTGTACCACTTGCAGTGTTTAGATTATTTACGAATAAAGTACTCATTGTGCAACCTCCATAACACTCATCATAACGTGCCGAACGTAACTGTTTGCACTACCAGTAGTTGACAAAACTGATTGAAACGAAAGGACATCACCTACCGAACCAGTTGTTGTATCTTTAAATTCTCCGTCACATCTTTCCCAAGATGTACCATCTTTAAAATATGCTAATACATCAGAACCAGAACCAATTCTATAACCACATCTCATTTCTCCAGCAGTTGAAGCTCTTGCTGCTGTAAATCCAATTCTTACTATAAAGAAAGAGTTTGCATCTTTTCTAGTAACACTACAAGTTGCTGTTCCTCTTGTTGTTGAGTTATTTAAAGTTATACTGGTTTGACCAGTAACATCTGTCATTGTTTGACCAGAAGCAGGCGTATTATATACAAACTGAAGAACATGGTTTGGTATCACCACACTTGAAGATGTTGTTGCACCTAAGATATTGTCTACTGTTAATGTTGATGCCATTACTTATCCCCTACACGATTGTCAAGTTTCCAAGAACTGTAAGATTTACAGTTCCAGATGTGGATATAGTCAAAGGCCCAGCACATGATGAGTTGTCACCAGATGCGATAGTCACACTAGTGTTTAGAGTTGATTCGTTTGTACGAAAGATGTCACCCTTCTTGGCTGCAAGAGAAGTGTTACCATTCTCCCCTTGGAAATAACCAGAACCACTACTAAATTGAGCAGTGTTTACATCATCATCAGTAATCGCACCGTCTGCTATAGCTCGAGAAGTGATTTGTCTAATTGCCATGTCTTAATCCTTTTCTATTATTTATGCGTCATCTGTATCCGTACCAGTAACTTCATCATAATTCTTTGCATCTTCAAAGAAAGATGTAGTCTCGTTAAATCCAAAGTTATCATCTGCATCAGCAGTTGCTGGACTTGGTGTGACTGTATATCTTTGTTCTCTCTTAGGTGCATTGACAGGCATATCTGTATACTGGTCAACTTGAACTTGTTTAATAACTTTCTGGTCTGTAACTGGGCCGTATAGATAGAATTTCGCAGTAAATGATAATGTATATGTTAATACCCTTCTATCTTCAAATGAACCCTCATACTCATCTGCATAAGTTACTCCAGTAAGAATAATTGGAACATCTCTTGTTGTTCCCATAGCAGAGTTATCATTTAGTGTAATTGTATAATCTGGTTGAAAGAAAGGTAAAATCTGTTCTACAATCTGAAGTGCATCATCAGATTGTTTTGCCATAACTACCAATTCAAAATCCATATTATATGGAACAGGCATATATTGAGATGAAAGAGTTTTTCCATCAGTAGAATTATTTGTCTTTTTAAACTTTTGAATAGAATTTAGTTTACGAGAAGCATCATAAGAAATACCAGAAATCTCAAAACCAATTCGTGGTAAAGTTAGTGCAACCTTTTTATTAAGGTTGGGGTCTTCTCTAAGTCTTGTCAAGAACTTTTGTTTTGGGCCATATGCAAGAGGTACTTTCATACTCTGTGTCACTGCACCAGAACTATTTGTTCTGACGATATTAATATTATTGAAAATAGTACCAAAGGCCACCACAACCTTTCGCATAGTTTCATGGTAAAATTGTTGTCCTAACATATTATCTTATCCTACTTTCCCTATGTCACCAAATGGATTTGACTCCGTGAAATCAATGATAGTGTCATCTTGTGTATCAAAGAAATCATTCATTGCGTTCTCATCAATTGTATCAACTACAAAAGCTTCTTGTATTATATAGTCGCCAGTTTCAGTAAGTAGTGAACCAGTACCATCTTCCAAAGAAAGTTGGTATACTAATTGGTCTAGAGAGTTTGCAGTTTCAATTGCATCAATCTCTGTGATACCAGTATCAATGTCCTCACCACTATATTCAAAAGTTTTACACTTTAATTTAAAAGCTGGAACATTGTGGACTTGATAGAATGGGTCATCATGGTCTACAAAAGATATTTCAAATATCTTTTTTACTTTTGGAAAGTAAACCAAGTCACCTTCATTCGGTCTTGTCTTCACAATCAAATTAGAATCGTGAGATACTAATTGTTCAAATCTTCTTCTTGCAACTACAAAGGTTACATCCTCATTCATCTGTAAACCGAACTTGGACATGATTTCTTTTTCACCTTCATATCCTTCTACATTTTCAAAATACATTTCGATTTGATATGCGTCATCAAACTTAGAAAGAGTGTCCTCTCCAAAGAGTTCATCTTCTTTTACTAAAGTTCTGGGAATATAGAAAACATCTTGTCCATAAATCTTTAATTGTTCTATCATTAAATCTTCATAGAGATGTTGTTCTGATTTAGTTCCAGTATCGAAATATACATTTGTCGGCATCAAATTATCCTATCATGTAGTTGGGTGGTAGTTCATACGCAAGTTGAATTTGTTCTTCTAACTTTTCTATGTCTGCCTGAGCCTCCTCAAATAGTTTCGCACCATTTAGAGTTACACCACCTAACATTTGTACACCTTCAAACTTAGAAAGGTTTGCACCCCACTGTCTTTTAATTAATGCAGTGGTATATCTTTTTAAGTAAATATCATTGTAAATGTCTGTGTATGTATTTGGGTCTAACTTACGATAACATTCAATAATAATGAAGTCATCAACATTTACATCTTGTGACCAATCCATATCTATGTATAATCTATTTTGATGTTGATTAAAACGAAGTGGTTTCTCACCAACAAGAATGTGGTCTAAGAAATCTAAATGTTGCATAGTCATTTCATAGTGAATAATAGATTCACTACTAAAGTCATACAAATCATTTAGACGTAATTGGTATCGTACATCAAACATATTTACAGTATTCTTATCTGTAAAATCGAAAACTTTTACGACTGATAATACACTATCTGGAACTGGTATAAAACCATTACCATCTAACCAAGCCGCAGTAATACTGTTATCAACTTTATCAGTTGCAGTCGCAGAAGTATTTGTTGCAGCTCTGTCTATCTCTGCTTGTGTAATTTTATGTTTTAAATATACTCTCTCAATACCATCATAATGATACTGTGCAAAGTATTGTAGTGCGTCATCAATTCTATCATCTACTTGGTCATCATCAACATTAATGTCAATTACAGGCTTACCAAGACTTCTCAGACAATGTTCTTTTAATGATGCTTTTGTGTTTGGGGTTGCCATATCATTTTCCTTTACTCTTATTTATACTATCATACTATCCAAGTGCAGTAGCCATTGCAATTGAGAAACCAGTTGTCGCACCAGCAGAAGTCTGAGTTGTTCCATCTCCAAACTCAATGCCATTTGTTCCCACAACAACTTTACCATCACCATTCGGTGCAAGTGTAATATTTCTATTAGATGTGGATACAATACTATGAGTTACAACATCTAGGTTGCCTCCAAGTTGTGGAGAACTATCGTCTGATATATTTTGAATACCAGCACCAGCAAGTGAACCAACAGATGCAAACGCAAGATTACCAGAACCATCTGTTTTCAAAACTTGTCCAGCGTTACCATCTGCTACTGGATGAGAAAGTCCATCAATGATAACTTTACCAGAACCATTCGGTGTGATTGCAATATTACCGTTTGATGCAGATACGATTGAGTTGCCGTTTACATCTAAATCGCCACCAAGTTGAGGCGATGAATCAGCAGATACGTCAGAAGAACCAACAACAAGGTCTATTGTTCCATCACTATCTTGATATGTTGCAGTAATATTTGTCTCTGTATTACTAGAGAACATTGCACCAACTGTATCTTGAATTACTTCAGATAAGTCAATATTTGCAGTACCATCAAAACTCACACCATGAATTGTTCTTGCATTTTCTAGTGCAGTAGCAGTAGCTGCATTTCCAGAAGTATCTTGGTTACCAGAAGCATTTACCCCAGGCAAGTTTATGTTTGCAGTACCATCAAATGATACTCCACCAATAGTTCTTGCGTTTGCAAGTGCAGTCGTTGTATCTGCGACAACTCCACTTAAATTGTTTATAAAGGTATTTGTAACCCTACTATCAATCGCAGAGTTTACTCTTGCAGTTGTATGATAAAGATTAGTAGAACCTTCAGATAAATCATCTGTATCAAAACCAGTTAGGTTTCTTGTACTGGTTGTTAATGCCCAACCCATGTTTGCGTGTGAAGAACATTGGTAATGTAAAACTGGTGGAGTTGTATCTGAAATAATAATCTGGGTATATGCACCAGCAGAGCCAGGCGTTCCATTTGTCGTAACGCCAGTAGAAAATGCAGTTGATTTACCAACATCATAATAGAAAAGCAGTGGGTGTCCAGAGTTACTTGAATCACTCTGGTCGAACCGATAGGTTACTCTTGGAATAAGTTTTAAGTAAGGGGAGAATACACCATTAATTTTATACTTGTTACTAGAACCAACACCGTGATATGGATGTGCAGTAGTAGATGATGCAACTGTAACTTTAAAGGTTACAACATTAACATCAAAATCTGTTGCATAATGATTTGCAAGTGTAATAACAGAACTACTATTATTACGAACATAAAGTTTTCTATCTACGGTATTTAACGCAACTTCACCTTCAATCAAATCAGAGGTATCTGGAATGACTGATATTGTGTTACTGCGTTTAAGTTTTATTGGTGTCGTAGCCATTAGGCAATCTCCCTAGACTACTAACTAAATGTTCCACCGTCCACCGCTGTTGCAAATGCAATAGTATCAGAACTTGCAGTATATGTCAAGATACCATCATTAGAACCACCACCGTCTAATGCAGAAATAGTATTAGCGGAGTTTGCGACAAGGACTGAACCTTTTGGTGCAGCTGTTATACCGATACCACCGTTTCCGATAGGTAATGCACCAGTTACTTTTGCAGTTAGGTCAATAGAACCAGCTAACATTGCATTTGTAATACCAGATGCTTTTACCCTCAATGCATCTGAGTTAATTTCAATTGATGAGTCATCAACTTCAACTGTAAAAGTATTACCACTTTTAGAAAGTCCATCACCAGCAACTAATTGACCAGCACCAGAGAATTGTGTAAAGACTAATGCAGTAGTTCCTACCGTAATCGCACCATCATTTGTTAATGCAAAACCATTGTCTGCGTTTGCAGTACCTTCTTCTACAAAGAAAAATGCACCACCAGTAACTTCAGAGTTTGAATCAAAATCTGTTGCACGAGTCGGAGCACCACTTGCATTTACTGTATAGATACCATTCTCTGAACCAGTTGACTGATTTTTAATAAGTATTCTATCGTTAGTTGCAAGAGTAACACCATCAACTGTCTGTCCGTTTGCAAACGCAGTTGCGAGAGTTCCATTTGCAGTTGTGGCAACTCTTACTGAATTCTTAACATCTAAACCTTGTAATTGTGCATCAACATATGCCTTATTAGCGGCATCAGTTGTTGCAGTTGGAGTTGCGACACTTGTTATTCTTGCACTAGAAACATCAACAGTTCCAGTGCCGTTGGGGTCTAAAACTAAGTTACCATTTGAATTTGTTGTGCTGATTGTATTACCATTTATATTAACATTGTCAATATCTATTTCAGTAATACCAGCGATTGTAGTTGAAGAAGCACCCAAAGCAATAGAAGTAGACCCAACCGTAACAGAACTATTTGCAAGTTTACTATTTGCAATTGACCCTGCCAACATAGAACTTTCTACAGAACCACTTGCAATTGTTAATGCACCAGTATTAGATGTAGTTGCATCTCCAGATACAGATGAGAAAATATATTTTTTAAGTCTTGTTAATGTAGACTTTCTGTTTGTTCCACCAGCACCATTATCTACAATCATCAAGTCTGCATCTGCAAGGTCTTCACCGATATCAGTTCCACCATCTATATCTATTTGAGATAGTGCGGCTGACCCAGTGACAGTAGAAAATGCAAGTCCACCAAAAGATAAAGTTCCAGAACCATTTGTTTTCAGAACTTCTCCGTTATTACCATCACCGTTAGGTAATGTGAAAGAAACATTTCCACCTAACGAATTAGGTGCTTTTAATTGTACATGGTGGCCACCATTATTAGTGCCTTCTTTAAATTGTATAGAACCACCAGTTGTTGCATGATTACCAATATTTAAATCATCTAACGCACTATTACTATCTACAGTCAAAGCACTTGAAGCAGTCAAAGTACCTTGAGTGTGGTCTAACATATCGGAGAAAAATTTACCACCGATTACATCTACAGTTGAACCATCACCAATGAAAAGTCTATCACCTAAATTTGATTGAGTACCAGTTCCAAAAGTTACTGCCATTTCACCAGCAGAAAGTGATGATGGAGCTGAAGTACCAGTAGACCTCTTAATTTGAATTGTTGTTGCCATTTACTTATCCCTTAAAAACTACCACCACTAAGAACAAATGTAACACCACCAGATGTATCAAATGAATTTCTTGCAACCCATTTTCCATCACTAGCACGATATTGTAAAATAGAACCATTTGCAACAGCAGTTGCATCAACATCTGCTGATTGAGAAATGTTATTTAATGAAGAACCAGTTGCACCTTGAGGCCCTTGTGGCCCAGGCACAGAAACCCTAGTTACAACAAGTTCGTTACCAGATGATACAGAACCAGAAACTTGAGAAACACTTCCTATACTAGCATTTAATCCAGCAGTATTGTTTATTGTTCCAGATATAGACATATTTTATCTACCTTGTTACGCTTGGATTGACTGTGACTTGACCTTCAACTACTCTTGTTTTTGCACCACCAGATGCTGTTATCAGAACATCATAAACAAACCTACCAGCCTCAAGTGCTGAAGTTTGAGAGTCGGTCAGTGAAATAGTTATTTCACCAGCAGATGCGTTTGAAATAGTTGCTGTAAAAGCAGTTGCAGTAGATGATAAAAACGATTTTCTTATTTGAGCAGCTACTGAATAACCAGATAAACTAATCGCACTTCCACTTGCGTCTGTTACTGTTACTGTGGTTGTAAAAGTTGCACCTTGGTCTATAAATATATTTGAAATACTTGCCATTCACACAGTCTCCTTTTTAGTATTTATAAGGAAAATGTGTTAGAGTTTATCCAACTAACATACCCCAAAAGTATGCTTCTAAGGCGTAAATATTAAATGTGTCTTTTGGGCCTGTCTGATAAATTCTAATTTCGTCATTTGCAGATAATGACATCAGTGTGCTCACTTTTGAATCTTGATATTGAGTTCCATTAGAAGAACTACTTCCTTGTGCCCAAGCAGCGCCATTTTTATAGAGTCGTATCATCAATCTTGCATCAGTACCATCACCCATAACACTCGCATGAAATTGATAAATTCCAGCTATCGGGGCTGTAAAAGTTCCAGTAGACGAATTGTAATTGC